TGTCGTTTTGTATTCTCAACCAATAAAGATTTACGCAAGGAAGTTGAGGAAGGTAGGTTTAGATTGGATCTATACTTCAGAATCTCAACCTTCATTATCAAGACATCACCACTCAGGGACAGACCACAAGACATCGTACTCTATTTGAAAGCTATGCAAATCCCTAAACCAGAAGAACTTACGAAAACAATTTTGTCTAAGACTAAACTCCTTGGCAACTATAGAGAACTACACAGTATAGTCGCACGTTATAAGACACTAGGAGAATTAATCATCTATTAACATCACCCATCCAAAAAAGTTGGCACGAAGAATGCTTATATATAAACCAAGTTACTTTTTAATATGACTTATAAGAAAGAAAAATTCATCGATGGAGATTTTAAGGGGTTCAGTTTTTTTACCCCAGTTTTTGAAAGTCTTGACGAAGTTGTTGAATCATACGGAGACAAGACATTACTTGCATTAGTAAACCAGCAAGTACAGACAAGGATCAGAGCAAAGGTTAAGAACTCTTTACCAAAGAACTTACCAACATCAGAACTAGAACGTTATAAAGACGAGCTATATCGCAAGCATCCTGATGGTACATTACTAACACAAGACGAAGCTAATGAATGGACTCCAAGTCTCAAGGAATTGTCAGCAAGAAAACTATTTCTACTGGCACAAGCAGAGTTCGCGAAGGGTAATAAAGAAACAGCAGAAAACTACATGGATCAATGCAAATCGAAAACGTTACAATAAACCAACTAAAGAAAACTCAGTCAAGAAGATCTAGTTATTGTCCGTCATCTGCACAGCAGATACAACCAATACTAGATAGATTGATAGAGTCTGGTAAAGATGCATACGTCAATGCACAACAAACAGGCTACACTCCAAACACTCTATACGTTAAGCTCAATGATGGATTCAAGTTCATTGTGGATAACTTCAACGAAGAGAAGTATACAATACTCAGAACAAAGACTGCCATACGCAAGACAGACGATGGAGTCATAATATACTTTAAAGATACACCAAGAAATACTTTAGTTTCTAAAGATTTAGACTATGAGTACAATGATTCTATCACATGGAAGAATGATTTAGAGACATGGTATAAGACAGCACCAGAGTCAGAATTGTTTGAGCGTAATGTCTCAGTCAATGAAGCTGACAGGGAATTCATTTACAATCTAGTCACTGAAGACTCAGAAGTAGACATCACTGATTCATACGTCAGGATAATGAAATGATTGAGATACTATTCAATATCGCTGCAATTCTTTTTATGTTATGGTTTGTTTCTGGTTTGGCCGCAGCAATTTTCTCATCAATTAAATGACAATAGAACAACTACTTGAAGTGTCAGTTGATGAACTAGAATCTATGTCAGATTCAAAACTGATGGAGCATCTTGCACCATACCTCAAGTTGACACTGCCAGATGAGCTAGAAGAACTAAAGATACAGAAGAAAAGAAGGGGCAAAATTAAAATTGATTAAACTAGAAAAAGCTGACGATCGTTACATTCTCCGCATTGATGCATCTGCATACAAGGAGTCTGCCTGTGACTTGAAATTCTACTACACTACAGTCCGTGGATTGCGTAGTAGTTACATGAATCACAAGATGGAATACGGTACTGCATACCATAAAGCACTAGAAACTTTCTATGAGACTGGTGATAGAGCAGAGGCAATGAATGAAGGACTCACTCACTATTCTAATCCTGAGATTGTAATTCCTGACTCTGATTGGAGAACCGCAGGACACTTGGCCAATTGTCTCACACAATACTTCGATACTTATCAAGATGTTGATGGTCTTAAAGTTGAGAAGCATGAAGGCAAGGCGTTGTTAGAGATGAAGTTTGGTTTTCCTTTCTACACCAACGGGTTTATTGACGTTATCATTTGCGGTACAATAGATTTCATTGGCACATACTTTGGTCAGAATGTTATATGCGATCACAAATCAACCGCAGTCACAGCAGTAGACAGATACTTGGATACATACAGAATGTCTACACAGATCATGCTCTACACTTTAGTTATGCGTAAGCTTTTTCCTGACAGAAATTACCAAGCAGTTATCAATGGCATATTCTTATCAAGAACAGGCAAGAATAAGTTCCAACGCAGTCCGATACTTGACTACTCAGATGATAAGTTGGCATACTTTGAACAGCACTTGACACAAACCATTGTCAAATTTGTTGAGCTGCTAACCAAGAACATCAAGGAAGATAAGAATTATTTCCTACCCAATTTCAATTGTTGTGAAACCAAGTTTGGTATGTGCAAGTTTGCAAGAATCTGTAACGCTGGCGACTTTGGTGAAGCTGTGATTGAGAACGACTTTTATACTAAATTATATAACCCATTAAACTTCAATGCATAGTTTCGAGAGAGAAGTAAAGAAAACACTAAACGTTATGGACGGTGAAGAAGCACAAGCAGAACTCAACTTTGAGTTGAACACACTCGCAGGTCTTACAGCATTTTACAACGCTGTTGATTGTGTGAGGTTACTTGATTCAAAGCAACTTGATTACGGACCCATGAACATTTCAACTGAAGGCTTGATGGGATTGAAGACACGACTTGTTGATAAGATCTTCAGGCTCAAGAACATTCTTGAATCTGGTAATGAACCAAATCACGAGTCACTTAAAGATACTTTTCAAGACATAGCAAACTATGGATTGATCGGTCAGATGCTTATTGAAGGCACTTGGCCAAACGTTGAAAAGAAAACAACTAAAAACGTAGAAATAACAGTAATATGAATAAGCCCATTATAGGTGTTGTTGGCTCAAGCGGAACTGGCAAATCAACATCACTTCGCAACTTGCCGCCAGACAAGACAACTATCATTGACCTTGAGCGTAAAGGTTTCCCATTCAAGGAAGCTAAGAACTTCAATGTTATATCGGTAAACAAACTACCAGATGTTGAGAAGGCAATTGATAAAGCAATCAAGGAGTCAGAAGTTGTAGTGATTGAATCATTCACAAAGTATTGTGAGATACTATTTAGCACAGCAGCAAAGATGTACAAAGGTTATGATGTCTGGACATATTACAACAAGTCTATTCGTGACATTCTTGACAGAGTTAAGAATGAGAAAGCTGTAGTAATCTTCACAGCGATTGATGAGATCGTGCGTGTCACACAACCAACAGGCGGTGAGTACAATACTCGACGCATCAAGGTTCAAGGCAGAGTTCACGAAGGCTGCATCGAGAAGGAACTATTGATGGTTCTCTTTACTGAAGTACGTCGAACAGAAGACGCTATTGAGTATTGTTTTCAGACTAACTCCGATGGAGTGACATCAGCGAAGACTCCTCTTGGTATGTTTAAAGATCTCTACATACCTAATGATCTCAACGAAGTAATCAAAGCATCAGATAAATACTATGCTTAATAATTTAAGACAAGTACATACTGCTATTAAGACGCAGACAGGTTTTCTCGCGGGAATCGAGGTTTGTCCCTGCATTGATCGCTTGTCACAATTTCTCACACGAAGTGAGGATAACTAGTATAATGCCTACTATAAACCTAAATGACGTGAAGGAGAATGCTCGGCCATTCTTACCTTCAAACACCTACACTATCCGCGTTGCGGATGTAGAAACTCGTACCTCTCAAGCTGGCAACCCTATGGTTGTTTTGTCATGGGAGATCGTTGCACCTGAGTCAGTAGAAGATCCTGACTTGGGAGATGTGCGGATTGCTGGATTGCAATTCCGTGAGTACCTAGTGTTCATTGAGAAGGCTGCAATACGCATCAAGCGTTTGCACCGTGTTCTTGATTTACCTTTCGAGATCAACTGTTCAGACGAGTCAAACCCTTGGGGTACTGTCGAGCCTAATGGTGATGTCTATAAAGGTAAAGCTGCCTACGCAACCATCAAGACAGAGAAGATGGTTAGGAAGAATGCAGAAGGAGAAGCAATGGTAGACCCAGCAACGGGTGATCCAGTGACCTTCAATGCATATTCCACCGGGGAACTGATTAGTGCAGCACCAGAACACGACATAGTCTAATCGTGCAAGAGAAGGGGAATTGTTTTGTGTAGACCTTATGCAAGGAAGCTTGGTACAGCGTACACACACAGTTCCTCTTCTCTATTTTTATGAAATATAATTATTTTGATATAGTTCACTCAGGTAATATTGAGGGAATCAGAAAAGCGTACAAAAAATTTGCAAGACGGCATGGGTTAAAACCTGATGAAGTCGGTAGAAGGGAAAGTCGTACAATGGATTACAAAGTAGATTTCCCAAACAAGGAACAAAGAATTGCTGAAGTACGCAAACGTTATGGTACTCCAGATTATGTTAAAAGAAAGTATTGTGAGAAATTATCGTGAAAGAAATAGAATCAATAATAAAAGAAGTAACTAACAAGAAGAACGCGCAAGCACTTGAACGGTTACGAGTAAAAACAATAGATGCCCAAGCCGAGGCATTAGCAGATGGATACCTCTCTGGTATACATGATGTAATTTTAATGTTACAAGATTACATAAAGGATGGATTGAAAGACAAACTAAAACAGCAAGCACTCAAAGCTCGTGAGACACAAACCAAGTCTTCCGTACAGCGGTCTAACAGTAATACTGGAAAGTCCAAGTAGATTCGACAAGTGTGAGTTAATCTCAGGCTATGCGGGTCACTTGTTTCAGAATGCGTTAAGCATTCCAAGACAATCTTGCGACATACGGTTGCTCAATACATTGGGCGAAGGCTTTCTCCCCGACACAAAAGTAATTTTGTTGTTGGGCGAGAAGGCTTTAAGAACTTTCAAGAACAGTAGACTAGGTGGACAACGTGGATGTCCTTGGATTGTTCATGGTCGAGCTTACATTGCTACCTTCGCACCACAGAATGCAATTGATCGCAAGGCATACTTCAATCCATTAGCCAATGATACTGAGTATGAGTATGACGAGACTGAGAGACATGGTAAAACTAAACGATCTAACTGGAGACACTGGATGCAACGTGATGTTGCCAAGGCAGTTGGTTATCTAAAGACTCCACCTAATCCACAAGCTGGTGAGCATTGTATTTATCCTAAAGCAGATGAGATCATAGACATCTTAACTAACACTAAGGATCAAGATATGTTCTTTGATAT